GGTATACAAACGCTGTTTTGTTCAGTCAAGTGAATCAGTCTTCTGCTCAAACTATGAGAAGAAATGTAGCTAACACGCAGGGTGTTTTGTCTTATCAGGTAGAGCCAAGCTTTATTACTAACGGTTCGTTGGTGCCTGTTCAGACTTACGACCATGCTGGCATATTAACTCTATTAGCTACTCCAGAGTGGACTCCAGAAGATCCTGAGTAAAAAATAAAATCAATTTAATTTAATCAAATGAAAATAAAAGAAGAAGAACTTAAAACAATAAAAGATCAACAAGAAAAAATAAATTCAATACTACATCAACTAGGTTATTTAGAAAGCCAAAAGCACGGGCTGTTACACGAGTTAGCAGGCGTTAACCAAGATGTAGAAGAATTTAAAAATAAGCTTGAAGAAGAATATGGTGCTATCAATATTAATTTAGAAGATGGTACTTATACAGAAATAAAAGAAGAAGAGGAAGAAGAAGTAGCGGTAAGCCATGTCTAATGTAATACGTAAGATCAGTATTGGATCTGACTATAAGAACGATGCTATGCATTATTCTGTAGGTCAAGAAGTATATGGTGGACATAACATTTGCGATATATTATTTAGTGACAAAGATCACTCGTATAATATTTATATAACTAAAAACAAGGAGATATTACCTTGGAAAAAGTTTAATCGCAATATGGCAGTTTCTGTAGAGTACGATTTAAATTACTAATGAAAAGCTTATATTCATTTATTATCAAACCAAAAGAAGAAAGGTATGATAATATAAGAAAAGTAGATGATAAAACACTTATCATTAATACTAATATTGAAGATCACAGATTTGTTAGTAAAAAAGCTGTAGTTGTTTCTACTCCTGCAGCTTTTGACACCGACATAAAAGTAGGTGATGAAGTATATGTTCATCATAATATATTTAGAAGATGGTATGATATGCGCGGCAATGAGAAAAACTCTGCTACGTTTTTTAAAGATGATTTATACTTTGCATACCCTGAACAAATATATATGTACAACCTTAAACCACATTTAGAGTATTGTTTTGTTTCACCAATAAAAGAAATAAACACTCTAATAAACAAAAAAGAAAAAGAGCATTTTGGTATACTAAAATACTCTAATAAGTCGTTAGAACGCGTAGGATTAAATCCTGGAGCGCTTGTGGTGTTTACACCATACTCAGAGTTTGAGTTTATTGTAGAAGGTGAGCGACTTTATTGTATGAAATCTAATGATATAGCTATAACCCATGAATACGAAGGACACGAGAAAGAATATAATCCAAGCTGGGCGAAAAGCAGTTGATGAGTTAATTAAAGTGGCTGAAGAAAAGATTATCACACATACTGATGATGATGTATCTGCAGACCGCCTTAAAAATGCTGCAGCAACTAAAAAGCTTTGTATTATGGATGCTTTTGAAATACTACAACGTATTGAAGAAGAAGAAGCTATATTAACTGGTAAAACTGTAGAAAAAAAAGAAGAAAGAAGTTTTAAAGGTTTTGCTGAAGGGAGGAGTAAGTGAGTTACGAGCAAACGCTTTGGAAAGAGGTAAAAGATGTTATAAATGATAAATACCTTAAAAAACAAAATAGGTATAATAAGTGGGAGTATGGTTACAATAAAGAATATGATTTTATTTGTATAAGTAAAACAGGTAAAATTGGACAGATCATTGAAATACAAAACCTTCGCATTGCTTTACCAGCAGAAGATAAATGCTTTAAACGAAGCGAAGATAAAAAGAAACAATACTGGGAAAAGTTTGAATACCCAAAGGAATTACAAAGAATAAAAACTAGATTTGATTGGGAAGAATATCCTACAGATTTTAAAGAAAAGTGGTACGATTATATAGATGAAGAATTTAGAAGACGTGAAACTGGTTTTTGGTTTAGCAATAACGGCAATAGCACTTATATTACTGGTACTCATTACATGTACTTGCAGTGGTCAAAGATCGATGTTGGTGCACCCGACTATAGAGAAGCAAACAGATTATTCTTTATATTTTGGGAAGCATGTAAAGCAGATAACAGATGCTACGGCATGTGCTACCTTAAAAACAGACGGTCTGGTTTCTCCTTTATGTCATCAGCAGAACTTGTTAACTTGGCGACAATCTCAAGTGATTCAAGATTTGGTATACTCTCCAAATCAGGAGCTGATGCAAAGAAAATGTTTACAGATAAAGTTGTACCAATATCCGTTAACTATCCGTTTTTCTTCAAGCCGATCCAAGATGGTATGGACAGGCCAAAGACTGAACTGGCATATCGTGTTCCGGCATCGAAACTTACTAGAAGAAAACTTGAAGAGAATATTAAAGTAGCAGACATACAAGGTCTTGATACAACTATTGACTGGAAAAATACAGGTGATAACTCTTACGATGGTGAAAAGCTAAAAATATTAGCTCATGATGAAAGTGGTAAATGGGAAAGACCTGATAACATATTAAACAACTGGAGAGTTACAAAAACTACATTAAGGCTAGGATCAAGGATAGTAGGTAAATGTATGATGGGCTCAACATCAAATGCTTTAGACAAAGGTGGAGAAAACTTCAAAAAACTTTACTACGCTTCAGACGTTACAAAAAGAAATAGAAATGGACAAACATCTTCTGGACTCTACTCTTTGTTCATACCTATGGAGTGGAACTACGAAGGATTCATGGATTCTTTTGGACTTCCTGTATTCACAACGCCAAAGAATAAAGTCCTCGGAGTTGATAATGTCCCAGTTGAAACAGGGGTTATCGAGCACTGGGAAAACGAAGTTGATGGATTAAAAGGTGATAGCGATAGTTTAAACGAATACTACAGGCAGTTTCCAAGAACAGAGCAACATGCTTTTAGAGATGAAACTAAAAACAGTTTATTTAACTTAACTAAAATATACGCACAAATAGATTACAACGAAGAAATGCGTAATGTTGCAAATGTTACTAGAGGTAGTTTCATGTGGCAAGCAGGTATAAAAGATACAAGAGTTATATTTAACCCTCATAAAGATGGTAGGTTCTTAATATCCTGGGTACCACCTAAAAGTTTACAAAACCGAGTGATTATAAAAAATGGAGCGAAACATCCTGGCAACGAACACGTTGGCGCGTTTGGTTGTGACAGTTATGACATATCAGGCACTGTTGACGGTAAAGGGTCTAATGGTGCGCTTCATGGACTTACAAAGTTTTCAATGGAAGATGCTCCTCCAAACCACTTTTTCTTAGAATATGTAGCAAGACCACAAACTGCTGAGATATTCTTTGAAGATGTACTTATGGCTTTGGTGTTTTATGGTATGCCAATACTAGCAGAAAACAACAAGCCAAGGCTTTTATACTATTTAAAGCGAAGAGGTTACCGCGGTTATAGCATGAACCGTCCTGATAAAATATGGAATAAATTATCACCAACAGAAAAAGAAATAGGTGGTATACCAAACACGAGTGAAGATATTAAGCAAGCACACGCTGCTGCTATAGAAAGTTATATAGAAGAACATGTAGGTCAAAACGAATATGGTTTCGGCGATATGTATCATCAAAAAACATTAGAAGACTGGGCTAAGTTTGATATAAATAATAGAACAAAATACGATGCTTCTATTAGTTCTGGCCTAGCTATTATGGCATGTAATAAAAACAGATATGTGCCAGTAGCGCAAAGACAAACTAAGTCTGTTAATTTAGGTATAAAAAGATATGACAATACTGGTTATGTTTCAAAAATAAAATAAATGAGTATAATTCCAAATGCAAATCCAAATAGTTCTTTTCCTAGTCAGGTAGTACCTGATGCTGAAAAAGCTACTTATGACTACGGTTTAAGAGTTGGTAGAGCAATAGAATCAGAGTGGTTTAGAAATGATAGAGGTTGGTACGATAGATTTAATACTAACTATAATAATTTCCATAGACTTAGATTATATGCTAGAGGCGAACAATCAGTACAAAAATATAAAGATGAGTTATCTATTAACGGTGATTTAAGTTATCTAAATTTAGACTGGAAGCCAGTACCAGTTATACCTAAGTTTGTTGATATTGTAGTTAACGGTATGTCACAAAGAAACTACGATATAAAAGCTTACGCTCAAGATCCTGAGTCTATAATGAAGAGAACAGCTTACGCTGAAGCTCTTCAAAGGGATATGATGCAAAAAGATGTTATAAACCAAATAAAACAAGTTACAGGTTTAGATGTATCAAAATCTCAAGGAGCTGGTTTAGAGTTAGAAAATGAAGAAGATTTACAGTTACATATGCAGATGAATTATAAAGAGTCTGTTGAAGTAGCTGAAGAAGAAGTAATTAATCAAGTATTAGATTATAATAGATATGATTTAATTAGGCGTAGATTAAACTACGATTTAACTGTACTTGGTATTGCAGCTGTTAAAACTAGGTTTGACAGAACAAACGGTATTAAAGTTGAATATGTAGATCCATCATCGTTGGTTTATTCATATACTGAAGATCCAAACTTCGATGATTTATACTATGTAGGTGAAGTTAAAAACATATCTTTACCAGAACTTAAAAAGCAGTTTCCATATTTAACACCTGCTGATATAGAAGAAATACAAAAATATCCAGGTAATCAAAACTACACTAGAAACTGGAGTGGTAGATATGATGATCAAACTGTGCAGGTACTTTATTTTGAATACAAAACATATACTAATCAAGTATTTAAAATAAAACAAACTGCTAATGGTCTTGAAAAAGCGCTTGAAAAACAAGACACATTTGTAGACGCACCAGAAAATGATGGATTTAAAAAAGCTTATAGATCAATAGAAGTATTGTATAGTGGAGCTAAAATACTAGGGCATGAAAAAATGCTTAAGTGGGATGTAGCTGAAAATATGACAAGACCTTTTGCTGACACTACTAGAGTTAACATGAGTTACAATATAGTAGCGCCTAGATTATATAAAGGTCGTATAGAATCTATTGTAAGTAGAATAACTACTTTTGCTGATATGATACAGCTTACGCATCTTAAACTACAACAAGTAATGTCTAGAATGGTGCCTGATGGTGTATTTATGGATGTTGATGGTTTAGCAGAGGTTGATCTTGGTAATGGAACAAACTACAACCCAGCTGAAGCATTAAATATGTATTTCCAAACTGGTAGTATCGTAGGTAGATCAATGACGCAAGATGGTGGTATGAACCCAGGTAAAGTGCCTATACAAGAGTTAGCTACGTCAAATGGTCTTGGTAAAATACAATCTCTTATACAAACGTATGAGTATTACCTTAAAATGATAAGAGACGTGACCGGACTTAATGAAGCTAGAGATGGAAGTACACCTGATAAGTATGCTTTAGTTGGTTTACAAAAATTAGCTGCTGCTAATAGTAATACAGCTACAAGACATGTACTACAATCTAGCTTATATTTAACATTAAAAGCTTGTGAAAATATATCGCTAAGAGTTGCTGATGCTTTAATGTTTCCTATGACAAAACAATCACTTACTTCTAGTATATCTAGATATAACGTAGGTACATTGGAAGAATTATCTAACTTAAATATACATGATTTTGGTATATTCTTACAGTTAGAGCCAGATGAAGAAGAAAAACAAGTACTAGAGCAAAATATACAAATAGCTTTACAAGCTGGGCAAATAGATCTTGAAGACGCTATAGACATAAGAGAAGTTAACAACTTAAAGTTAGCTAATCAAATGTTAAAAAAGCGTAGAAAAGATAAAGCAGAAAGAGATCAACAAGCGCAACAAGCTAACATACAAGCACAAGCGCAAGCAAACGCACAAGCTAGTGAAGCAGCAGCTTTAGCAGAGACACAAAAGCAACAAGTTTTAACAGAGCAAAAAATGCAACTTGAAAAAGCTAAATCTGATTTTGAAATACAAAAAATGGAAAGAGAAGCTCAAATTAAACAACAGTTAATGGAACTTGAGTTTAACTTCAATATGCAACTTACTCAAGCTCAAGGTCAAGCTAAGAAAAACACTGAAGCTTTTAAAGAAGATAGAAAAGACGAAAGAACTAAAATTCAAGCAACTCAACAATCAGAGTTAATTGATCAACGTAAAAACGATTTATTACCAAAAAACTTTGAATCCGCGGGTAATGATGCAATGGGCGGATTCGGTCTAGAGCAATTTACGCCTAGATAATTATTAACTATTATATTATATTATGTCAGAAGAAGTAAAACAAGAAGGTGACTTTAAAATTAAGAAAAAACCAGGTCGTCCTAGAAAACTAGCTTCTCAAAAAGAAGAAGCAATAAAAGTAGATTTAAGTAAAAAAGAAGAAGAAGATGCCGTTAAAGAGCAAAGTACAGATGAAGTATCTGTTCGCGACGAATCCAGAACTAGCGAAGAAGTTCCTCAAGAAAACGTCGAAGAAGCAACTGAAAAACCTACCGAAGAGAGTAAAGAAGAAGAAAAAGTAATTCCAATACAAGAAGTTACTGAAGAAGAAGTAGAAAAAGAAGTTGTACAAGAAGCAGTACAAGAACAACCAGTTGTAGAACAAAAACAACTCCCAGAAAATATAGAAAAGCTTGTGGCTTTTATGGAAGAAACTGGTGGAACTGTTGAAGACTATGTTAGGATTAATGCTGATTATTCTAACGTAGATAATAATACATTACTTAGAGAATACTACAAACAGACTAAACCACATTTAGATTCAGAAGAAATATCTTTTATTATGGAAGATAGTTTTTCATATGATGAAGAAGTGGATGAAGAGCGAGATATAAGAAAAAAGAAACTCGCTTATAAAGAAGAAATTGCAAAAGCCAAAAACTTTTTAGAAAGTTTAAAGAGTAAATATTACGACGAAATCAAGTTGAGGCCGGGCGTAACTCAAGAACAACAAAAAGCGGTTGACTTTTTCAATAGATATAACGAAGAACAACAAGCTGTGCAACAACAGCATACACGTTTTAAATCTAATACTAAAAACTTTTTTAACCAAGATTTCAAAGGTTTTGATTTTAACATTGGTGAAAAAAAGTTTAGGTATGGAGTTAATAACACAAGCGAAGTTGCAGACACTCAATCTGATCTTACTAACCTAATCGGGAAGTTCTTAGATAACAAAGGTGAAGTTAAAGATTATAAAGGGTATCATAAAGCTATTTATGCAGCGCAAAATGTTGATACTATTGCTAATCATTTTTATGAGCAAGGCAAAGCTGATGCTGTTAAAGATATGATGGCAAAATCTAAAAATATAAGTAATGAACCAAGGACTACGTCCACCGGTGATGTATTTGTAAATGGATTAAGAGTAAAAGCAATAAACGGTGTAGACAGTTCTAAGTTAAAAGTAAGAATAAAAAACAAAACTTAAAACTAAATTAAAATGGGATTAACAACAAATGCCCCAGGTTTACTTCCACACCAGAAACAAGTTGCTTTATCTAGCAACTACCTTTCTTTTAATGGTGGTAGTGGAACTGGTGACAGTGATTCTTTTGCTCAACAATATCTTCCTGAGTTGTATGAAGCAGAGATAGAGAGATTTGGTAACAGAACGTTACAAGGTTTCTTAAGAATGGTAGGCGCTGAAATGCCTATGTCATCTGATCAAGTTATTTGGTCTGAACAAAACAGGTTACACATCTCTTACGATGGTTGTACTAACAATGGAGCTGGTACTATTTTAACAGTTCCAATTGATGGTGATACTAAAGAGTGTGTAATTAGAATTGGTGCTACTGTAGTAATTTCTAATGGATTAACTAGTGTTAAAGCTAGAGTTCATGATGTAGATGCTGCTACTGGTACTGGTGCTTCAAGAATAGCTAATGTACACTATAAAACTTATAAAGTTAATGATGGTTCTGGTTTAGGAACTACAGCTGGAGCTTTGAAAGTTTTTGTATATGGTTCTGAATTTGGAAAAGGTAGCCAAGGCATGGAAACTTTCCAAGTTGGTGGTGCTAACGTTGCTGCTATTCAGCCTGAATTTACACAATTTTCAAACAAGCCAATTATACTAAAAGACTTCTATGAAGTTTCTGGTTCTGACACTGCTCAAATTGGTTGGGTTGAAGTTGCAACTGAAGACGGAACTTCTGGATACTTATGGTATTTAAAAGCTGAGTCTGAAACTAGATTAAGATTTGAAGATTATCTTGAAATGTCAATGGTTGAATCTGAGAAAAAAGGTTCTACTACATCTGGTATTTCTGTTGATGGTTCTGAAGGTTTATTTGCTGCTATTGAAGCAAGAGGTAATGTATATAACGATTTTGCTGGTGCTGCTGCTCCTGGAGCTGGTGCATTAGGTGATTTCGATGCTATCCTTAAGCAATTAGACACACAAGGTGCTATTGAAGAAAACATGCTTTTCTTATCAAGACAAACTGCTCTTGATTTTGACGATATGATTGCTGCTATGAACGGATCGTATGCTTCAACTGGAGCTGCTTCTTACGGTTTATTTAACAATGAAGAAGATATGGCACTTAACTTTGGTTTCTCTGGTTTTAGAAGAGGTTCTTATGACTTCTACAAAACTGACTGGAAATATCTTAACGATGCTTCTACAAGAGGTTTAACCGCTGATATTGATGGTGTATTAATTCCTGCTGGAACTTCTACAGTATATGATCAAATCATGGGTCAAAACATCAGAAGACCTTTCTTACATGTAAGATATAGAGCTTCTGAAGCTGATGATCGAAGAATGAAATCATGGGTAGTTGGTTCTGTTGGTGGAGCTTACACTTCAGGATTAGACGCAATGCAAATCCATTTCTTATCTGAAAGATGTCTTTGTGTACAAGGTGCTAATAACTTCGTGTTATTTAAGTCAACTGTATAATTATTAACATTTTAAAGATTAGAAATTATGGGACATATAAAAATATCAAAAGGAAGTGGTGCGTTTGATATCGCATCAGCTGATGATGTTATAAGTGTAAAAGTAGTCAGCAACGACGTTGTAATTAGTTATAGTGGAAGCACTAAAACAACTATTGCATCTACTGGTGGCAACTTAGTTCAAGCTGACGCACAGTTAGTTATTAACGCAATTGATGCTATGGACGGAGCCTCAGGCCCTGCTCCATTAACAACATTAAGTAAAACAGATATAACTATTACTGGCGCTACCTTATAAAACAATAATAAGATCCCGCTTCGGCGGGGTCTTTATTAATTATTATATTATATTATATTATGGAAACAAAAGAAAAAACTCCTAAAGTAAAAAAAGATACTTGGGAAATGAAAGATAGGTATTATCATTTGTTAAATGATAATTCACCATTAACATTTAGAATTAATTCAAGGCACTCTGCAAGAAAACCATTAATGTGGTTTGATGAAGAAAAAGGTTATAATAGAGAACTTAGGTACGCTACTAACCAAAGATCTTGTTTTGTAGATGAACAAGATGGTTTAGTTACACTAGGTCATATTGTTTTTGAAGACGGTGTATTAATGGTACCAAAGTCAGATGTAGCTTTACAAAAAATGCTTTCACTATATCATCCAAATAGAAACAGATTATACTCTGAAAAAGATGATGTACAAGAAGCTGTAGATGATTTAGATTATTTAGAATTAGAAATAGATGCATTAAACATAGCTAAACGTATGGATATTGAAGACGCTGAAGCTATATTAAGGGTTGAACAAGGCTCTAGTGTATCACAGATGAGTTCTAAAGAACTAAAAAGAGATTTATTACTATTTGCTAGATCTAATCCAGGTTTGTTCTTAGAGTTAGCAAATGATGAAAACGTTGGTCTTAGAAACTTTGGTATTAAAGCTACTGAAGCTAATATTATAAGTTTATCTCAAGATCAAAGAACTTTCTCTTGGGCTAGTAACGGTAGAAAACTAATGAACGTTCCTTTTGATGAAAACCCATACTCGGCTTTAGCCGCTTGGTTTAAAACTGATGAAGGTGTAGAAGTTTATAAGTCTATCGAGAAAAAGTTAAAATAACAAGTGATTATAATCACCAGGGGCCGGGATTGCCGGCCTCTTTTTTAAAATATTAAAAATGGCAATAAGCGTAGATACAGTATATAAAACCGTATTACTTATATTAAATAAAGAGCAAAGAGGTTATATGACCCCTGATGAATTTAATAAAATAGGTAGTCAAGTACAAAGAGAGATATTTGAAGCTTATTTTGAAGATTTAAATCAGCAGCTACGTATACCACAGTCTGATGTAGAATATTCAGATCGTGTTGCCATTACAGATGAAAAAATAGCAGAGTTTAAAACAGAGTCTACTGCTACGTCAACAGGAGCAAATATATTTACGTTACCTACAAACTTATATAGATTAGGTTCTGTAACTCATGAACCAGCTAATAAGCTGCCTATAGAAGTTCAAAGAATAGGTAGAGCAGAGTTTTACAATATAAGAAAATCTCCACTTACAGCTCCTAATTCTTCATATCCATTATATCTATATGAAGATAATAAATTAACAATATATCCTACTACTATAACAAGTAAGGTAAAAGTTCAATACGTTAAAAAACCAGATGATATTCGTTGGGGTTATTATACTGGTAATTTAGGTCAATTAATAAATGATCCAACTGTATATGGCGATGATTTATTAAATACTAATGGTAATTTATTTGGATCTATAACAACACAGACTAGTGGTGCTACACAAGGAACCTATACAGGTACAGTAGGTGTTACACCTGGTTTTTCTACTAGTGGTAGTGGTACAGGTGCTAATATAACTGTTACAATAAACTCCGCTGGCGAAGCTTTATCTATAGTAATAAATACTCAAGGATCTGGTTATTCTATAGGTGACACTATAACAATTTCAGGTGTTGTTACTGGTGGTACCAACTTAATTATAACATTACAAAGTACAGATTTTAATTCAGGAAGTACTTTTGGAACTATAGATTTTGGTTTACATAACTCTGAAAGAACTGAAGCTATATTAAAAATATTATTATACCAAGGTGTAGTAATTAGAGATCCACAAATTGTACAAGTTGCTGCACAAAAAGTACAACAAGAAGAAGTAAACGAAAAATCATAATAAATGGCATTACTAACAGAAACTAACGCACAATATTACGCTGGACAACAAGATTTTGGCACGTTAACTTCAGGTCCTGGTTTACCAGTAACATTAGCAGGTTGGAGTTTTAACACATTACCTGTTAGTGCTTTTGATTCAGCTGGTAATCAAATAGATTCAGTATCTAATTACGTAGTTTACTATGATAGTGGTAGTGGTTACAATGCTTTAGATGAAGATTGGTCATACATAGAAAATACAAACCAAATAGTAGTAAGAAACTTTGGTAGTGGATATAATGGTAAGTTTTACGTACAATTAAAACAGTTTGCTATAAGCAATAACTATGGTAGTTATGAATATATTACTTTAGGTGATATTATAAATAACTTTATAGTTGGTTACGTAGGTGCTGGTAAACTTATACCAGGTTGTAAAAGAACTGATATAATGTTCCATGCTAAAAGAGGTTTGCAAGAGTTTAGCTATGATACATTAAAATGTATTAAATCTCAAGAACTTACAATACCACCTAGTTTATCTTTACCAATACCACAAGACTATGTAAACTATGTTAAGTGTTCTTGGATAGATGATGTTGGAGCTAAACATATTATTTACCCTACTAGAGTAACTAGTAATCCAAGAGAACTACCTATACAAGATGATAAAGGTATACCTACTCAAGATAGTTTTGGTGAAAACATAGAAGCAGCACAATCATTTACAGATGATAGATGGGCAGATAGAACGTTAAATGTTGACAATATGCCAGATGACTATAGAGTACCTAAAAGAGACTTTTTATTAGGTCAAAGATATGGTTTACAACCAGAAGAAGCTCAAGTAAATGGTATGTTTACTATAAATAAAAGATTAGGTAAGTTTTCTTTTTCAAGTGATTTAGCAGGTAAATTAATTATATTAGAATACATATCAGATGGATTAGCCGTAGATGAAGACATGAAAGTACCTAAAATGGCTGAGCAAGCTATGTATATGCATATATCACATGCTATATTATCAGGCAGAGCAAACGTACCAGAATACATCGTGAATAGATTTAAAAGAGAAAGATCATCAGCACTTAGAAATGCTAAGATAAGGTTGAGCAATATTAAAATAGAAGAAATAGCTCAAGTATTTAGAAATAAAGCTAAGTGGATTAAACATTAATTATGCCAGAAATTAAAAATACTTTCTTAAAATCCAAGATGAACAAAGACTTGGATTCTAGAATAGTTCCTAATGGTGAGTATAGAGATGCTAAAAATGTTAGTGTTAGTAGATCAGAAGGTTCAGATGTTGGATCTCTAGAAAATGTATTAGGTAATTCTCAATTAACTGATTTAAAAACTAAAATAATAGATCAAGAGAAACAAAAAATAGAAGCTACATACAATGGTGTAACAATAAGAACTAATGAGATAAATTTAAGTGAATTAGAAGTTATTGGCTATTTTTCAGATGTTTCTAGGGATTTAATATTTTTGTTTTTAACTGATTATAGAGATTCTTCTGGTGATTTAACTAGTAATTTTGCACCTGCAGACGCTGCAGACACTAGTGTTATTCCAAATACTTTTTATTATAAAGGAGCAGCTTGTTATATAGTACAATATAATACTTTAACTAATGAATCTACAATATTAGTTGCTGGTAACTTCTTAAACTTTTCAAAAACACATCCAATATATAGTGTTAATATATTAGAAAATTTATTATTTTGGACTGACAATAGAAATCAACCTAGAAAAATAAATATTGAAAAAGCATTAAATACTCCTTGGGAAAACTCTGGAGCTAATAATCCTTATTACTACAATGAAGATCATATATCTGTAGCTAAATATTCACCTGTATACCCATTTGAATTCATTGACTCTAGTAACAATAGCACTTTAATTTCAAACAATGAAGAATTTTTACCACGTCATATATCAACTGCTTGTAACACACAAACTTCTGCTATTACAGATACGCAAATAACTATAGTTGGCGTATATACCTTTGGTACATCTGGTAATGTAGATATAATTACTGACGCTGTTTCTCCATATAAAGGAGATGTATTAGTAATACCAGTTCAAGAACAAAGTTCTGGTAATTTAACTGAAGATTTAACGTACGAAATTACTGCTGCCTCAACTGGAGTTGGTACTACAACCATAACTTTAGCTACTCAACTTAATAAAATAATAGATGCTGGAACTAAATTGTATATAAAAAGAAGAAGCTTGTCTTATAATGAAAATTATAAAGGTGATCAAAATTTGTTAAAAGATGAATTTGCTAAGTTTAGTTATAGATTTAAGTATGATGATGACGAATATTCATTAATGGCGCCTTTTACTCAATCAGCTTTTGTTCCAAGACAATTTGGTTATTTTATTGATGAAGATGAAAATGTAGTAGCAGAAACAGCTAGCGTTCAATTTTTTGAAAATCAAATAGATCAAGTTAAATTAAACTTAACACTTCCTTTTAACGCTAGTGATTTACAAGAAAAATTAAAAATAAAAGAAGTACAAATACTTGTTAAAAATTCTGATGAGCAAGCGGTAAGAGTTATTGAAGATGTTGATATTTTAGATGTAGTTAGTGGTAGTACTGGTAGTAAATATGAATATGATTATTTATCTACAAAAGCAATAAAAACATTACCAGAAGCAAATTTAATAAGAGTTCATGATAAAATACCAATTAAAGCTTTAGCTCAAGAAGTAATTGCTAATAGAGTTGTTTATGGTAATTTTCAAACAAAACACGGTTCTCCTAATAATTTAAAATACGATTTAAACTATATTAATAAACCTGCAACAGGAACTTTAACAACTGATGCTATAACTATAGAACATCCAAATCACACTTTAAAGCAAAATAGAAGTTATCAAATCGGTGTTGTTTTAGTAGACAGATATGGAAGAGCATCTAATGTTATATTAAATGATCCTAGAAATATAACTAATAAAAATTCTACTATATATGCTCCTTATATCAACGCTTCAAACTTAGCTAATTTAAACTACTTTGGTAGTATGGTAGAGTTAAATTTAAGAAGTAAAATACCTACTTCTAATACTGTTTTAAATTATCCTGGTTTATATTCAGAAACTAATCCACTTGGTTATTATAGTTATAGAATAGTTATAAAACAACAAGAACAAGATTATTACAATGTTTATGTTCCTGGTACTTTAGCAGGTAAGTTATTATGGAACGTTAATGTTGAGGCTTCATCAACAACTCCAGACAGAGATGATCAACTACCTAGTTATGTTACAAAAAACAAAGTTTCAATGATAAACTTGTTTGGAGATAATATAAATAAAGTTCCAAGAGAGTTGAAAACTTCTTCAAATGCTAATGATGGTACGTTTGGTAGTGAAACCACATTGTTTAATAGAGTTAATCCTATATATGATAGTTCTGTAGCTACTTATAGTTTTAGAGGTTATAATAAGCAATCTAAAATAAATAAAACTGGACAAAAAGTTGTAAGTATAGAACCTTTTAAAAACTTAGGAGCTTGGACAACAACTAAAGGTGTTTTGTTTCCGGCTGGGAATGAAAATATATCTAGTAGTGATCCTCAACCTTGGTATCCATATTATCCAGTTGCAGCTCAATATAATTTTCATGATATATTTTTTAATGCTCAATCAAATCCATTTATAGCCACTATAGAAACTGAATTTAAAATAGGATCTACACCTAACTATAAAGAAGCTTCTCCAAATCAAAGATTAGGTATTGAAAGAGCATGGCAAGATCTTGGCGTGTACGAAACAGAACCAACTAAATCACTTTTAGATATATATTACGAAAGCTCTACTTCAGGTTTAATAACAGATTTAAATAATGAAATTACATCTTCTATTCCATTAGGTGTAAAAGACTCTAATGGAAACAGCACTGTATTAGGTAATAATATTGAATATTTACATTTAGAAAGTGATAATGCTTCTTCTAGTAATCCTGTTGATGTAACATTAGAATTTCAATTAGTAGACTCAGCTAACGGTATAATAAACGTAAATTCAACTTTAATTCCACTTCAAGTTACAGATGGTTTAAATAATATTAGAAATAGCGAATTTAGAGTTGTCAATGGAACAATACTTCCTAATAGCTTTAAAATACAAGCTATCAAACCCCAAGTGTTTTTATCTAAATCAACTCAAAATGATAATTTTACTTTTAATTTATTAGCTACTGATATACAAAATACTACACCTTTATATAGTAATGCCCCTATAAAAATATCTAACTGCCAATTACAAAACGCAGCTCCTATATGGGTAAATCCTCCAAGCCCTAGTGTGTATAAAGTATCTATTCCAGATGGAAGTGGTATGTCTCCTTTTGTATATGTAAATGGAGTTATAGCGCAGGATCTTAAAATATTAACAGTAAATGGAGGTGATGTATTAAATGGATCTTTTGACGTTAATAGAAATAAAGAAGAAATTATATTAAAATTAGTTAATCAAGATCTGGCTCCGGGTGTAAATCAACCTGGAAATGGAGTCAACGACTTTGAATTATTATATGATTCTAATTTAAATAGTTATAATTTAAAACTTAAACCTACTATAGTTAATGGTGATTACTTTTTAGCTATAAAAGCTATAGATGCTGATGGTAATGGTTTATCTACAAATACTAACATAAAGATAGAATCTGTTAAGTTGTAACATATTTAATAAATAAGTAATAATAAGATATGGCAATTAGTATAAAGTATTTTAACTCTTTTGTTTTAAAGAAGAATGTTAATGCTATTGACACCGGCGTTGCTTCTACTAAAGCTGCTTACTCGCCAGTTTTTAGTGGTTTACCTTGGAATCCAAGCAATTATCCTTTGTTTAGTTCAACTGGTTTTTCTCCTCAAAGTGGTAGGGTAGCTAATAATAGTGTTAGAAATTGGACTATAGAAGAGTCTAGATTAAAAGGTGGTTTTAACGAAACGCAAACTGGCTATGGTGTTAGAGCTTATTTAAGAGAAGATTCCAACGAAGGAGAAGTAAGAGAAAATGCTTTAATATATTCAGGTATATACAACTCTAATACTGGAATAAATGAAACAAATGTATTTTCAGTTGGTGAAGAAATTACAAAAGCTGTTGATCCAGCTAATGGATCTATACAAAAAATACATGCGTTAGATACTAATTTAGCTGTGTTTCAAGAAAACAAAGTTAGTAATGCTCTTATAGATAAAGATGCTATTTATTCTGCTGAAGGTGCAGGTGCTGTTACATCGACTAACTTAGTTATAGGTCAAATAACTCCTTACGTTGGAGAGTACGGTATAAGTACAAACCCAGAGAGTTTTGCTGTATTTGGTTATAGAAGATATTTTACAGACAAATATAGAAATGCTGTAATGAGATTGTCTAGAGATGGGTTAACTGAAATATCACAGTATGGTATGCGTGATTTTTTCAGAGACAAGTTAGCTGAAATAAATGATCAATTTAATAAAATAAGTTTCGATGCTACTTTTGTAAATTCTTCTACTTCGCCTAATTTTTCTATAAGAATATCTAGCAATTTAGATAAAATAGAAAAAGGTATGCAAGTAAGTATACCGTCATCTATTGGAAGAGGTCCTGTTGTAGCAACAGTTGTTGGTTTTTTTGGTACTACAAGTGGATCTTTTTTAGATATATTTTTAGACAAAAACCCGGGTAGTCCAAGTGGTAGTGATATAACATTTACTAAATATACTAAAGATAAAATTGTAGGTGGTTTTGATAATTACGATGACTTGTATATATTATCATTACAAAAAGAAACTAATTTTGAAACTGAAACAACTGGTCAAGAGAGTATATCTACTAACTATTATACTACATCGTTTGATGAAGGATCTCTTGGTTGGACTAGTTTTTATGATTATAAACCGTCATTTGCTTTTAGTTTAAAAAATAATTACTATACTACATTTATATCTGATTTATATAGACACCATTCAAATCAAACTAGAAGTAATTTTTACGGTATTAGATATGGAGCTGATATAACGTTTTTATTTAACTCTAATCCTAGTATAGTTAAAAACTTTAAAACAGTTAACTATGAAGGTAGCAATGGTTGGCAAGTTGAAAGTTTTTTATCAGACTCTGAAGGTGTCGATGTACAACAAGGTATAGAACAACAATTTAATGACTCTGCTAATTCAATTAAAAGTTATGACGAAGGCGTTTATGTGGATGGTGGTGTTGAATATAGAGTAGGATTTAATAGAAAAGAAAATAAGTATTTTGCAAACTTAGTAAATAATAGCGCTGCTAGACCTGGAGAAGTGTTATTTGGAAACACAACAACAGGTATTAAAGGATATTTTACAACAGTAAAACTTTCTACAGACGCTACTACAGACGTAGGTGGATCAAAAGAATTATTTGCTGTTTCAACAGAATTTGTAGTATCATCAAGATAAGTATTATGGGAAATTTTTTAAATAGTTTAACGGGAGATCAGAAAACTAAACTAGCAATAGAAGCGGCTAAAGTTGTGCCAGCTATTATTGGTTTTAATCAAATGAGTAAAGCTAAAACTAAACAAGCTGAATATTTAAAAGATATAAAAACAGCTGAGAAAAATAGACAAAGATTAGTAAATCCTTACGCTCAACTATCTAATCCATATCAAAATATGCAAGTGGCTACTAAAGCTGCAGAAATGCAGGCTGAACAAACAGATTTAGCATTAGCTAATACATTGGATTCACTTAGAAAAACTGGTGCTGGTGGTGCCACAGCGTTGGCTCAAGCAGCATTAAAATCTAAACAAGGTATTACAGCTAGTATAGAACAGCAAGAAACACAAAACGCTAGATTAGCAGCTCAAGGTCAGTTACAAGTTGATGTAACAAAAGCTCAAGGTCAACAGGCTATGATGGGTATGCAAGAGAAAAGAGAAGAAGCTCAATTAGATAGATTACAAGGTTTAGCTGATTTAGAAGCTATGCGTAGACAACAAGGTTTATCTACTGGTGTAAGTAGTATTAGCTCTATGCTTAGTGGTGGTGCTAAAGCTTTGATAAACCCACAAGCTAATTTACCTATTACACCAATAATAGAATCTGGAGTTGATATAAATGATCCAAGATACGGAGCTCAAGCTTCAACAACTCAAGGATTTATAGATCCAGCTGGTTTTTACACAACAGACACGCAAAACGTTATTCAAGATATAGATACTTCAGATATGGATGATGATGAACCGATACTAGAAGATTTTGACTAAATAAAATAAAATGGCAAAACAAGAAACAAGAGGAAATATAGGTACTTATAGAAGACCAGGAACAGCTTCTGCGGTTTATGACCCAGGTGCTACTATATTAGAAGGTATTGAACAAGCTGGTGAAGCTATAACTGGTAGAATAAAAACAGTTAGAGATTTTGAAAACGCTGCTTCTGTTAGAAGACAAGAAACTTTAAACTCTTTAGCAGAGACAGAAGGTATGAAAGACTTTACTGCTTTAGATAGCTTACAGCAGCAATTAATGTCTGAAATAGATGAATTATATAGATTAGATATAGCTTCTTTTGAAGGTGATAGATCAGCATATTTAAAAAAGCAAAATGAAATGCAAAGAGTAATAGGTGATATACCTGCTCTTATGGGTTTGATAGATCAAGAAGCTGAACTACTAAAAGAAAATGAACAAGGTGGTAATTTAGTTAAAACATATTTAAAAAGCAATAACGAAGATTATTATAATTTTGTAGATAGAGCTAGTAAAGGTGGTGAAGGTGTTTCTTTTAGAGTGGAAAATGGTAATATTATAGCTCAACTAGATGGTAAAGATGTATTCAATGGACATGCTTATATAAATGCTAAAAAAGATGGTTATGATTTAGTTGAGTACGCTGGTGACTATAGTGAAGAAATAAACGCTGCAGATGCACAAGCTTATAAAGGTTTAGAAGGTTTAGTTAAAACTGAAATTTTAGAAAAAGTAGAAAATAGTACAGAGTTAACTAGAGAAGAAATGAAAGATTATACTATTGCAAAACAAAAGTATATAGATAGACTTGAAAGTGGAAAAATACCTTTACCTATAAATGAATCTACTTACCAAACTTTTACTGGTTATGGAGAAGATAATATAAATCCATATGGTGAAGATAAAGTAACACAAGATGAACAAACTAGAGAAGCTGTTATAAAATACATGGTAAAACAACGTTTCCCTGAAGATGTTGTTACTACTAAAATAGAAACTGAAGTTGGAAGTCCAATGAATCAATTCCAAAAAGAAAATTTAGCTTTACAAAGAGAAAAATTAAGAGTAAAAAAGTTTGAGCTATTACAAAAAGGTCAAGTGGACGAAAAAGTAATTAATACTTTAAATAAAAATGCTGAATATACTAATATAATAAATAGTATAATAACAGAAGAAGGAGATGAAGCTAATGCTGTTGATAGACTTGCAGGTATTTTAAATAGAGTAAATTCTGACCAAAACGTTAATTACGTAGCTGGGAGTAACGACGATATAATAGCTCAAATTGCTAAAGATAGAGGTATAGATTTAAATGACGCTGATGCAAAAGCAAAGCTTTTAGAAGAAGAAGCTGGTAAAATATATATTCAAAAAAGTGGAGGTAAATTTTCAGAAATACAATTTGATATAAATGATCCTAATGAGATATTTGAAATATTAAGTAAAAATACTACTGGTATTAGTAATAAAGATATTTTAAATTATGGTTATGAAGTAGGTGAATTTAAGCCTGGTAAAGATAAGTTTGATCCAAAACAAGATTATAAAACACAACCTGTTCAAAAAAAAACTGAAAAAGTAGAAACATCTACAGATAAAAATAATCAAACTGTACCACCACCACCACCACAAAAAGTTGAAGAACAGACAGAAGTTGAAGTACCAACAGAAATAGAATTAGATACTAAAACTCAAATAGAAAATAGAATAAAAAAGCAAGGTGGAAAAAATAAATTAAAAAATGTAGTTTTAAAAACAAATATAAATGATGGTAAAGACTATCTTAGAGAAATGCTAAATTTTGAAAATAGTATGGGTGATTTTGAAGGTAACAGCGTTATAAACTACGGTTTTAGTGGAACAGGTACAAAAGGTGGAAGATTGCTAGAATTATATGAAGAAGAAAAAGGATCTGCTGAAGAAAAAGCTTTATCTACTATAGATAAATATATAATAGGTAGTGAACCAAGCCAAGCTGATATAGGAGGTGGTAATAAAACAATACTTCAAGATTTAAATATGTCTAGATCTGATTTTGACAAATTACCAACAGACGTTAAAAGACAATTAGTAGACTGGAAATTTAATTCAGGTAGAGGAACTACGGATTTAATTGCTATAGCTAGCGGTATTAAAATTGATGGAGAAAAATGGGATGGAACTAAAGCTTTTGAACAAAACTCACCTGATGCAAGCTTATTAGCTGGTATAGACATTTCTAAATTAAGTAAAGAAAGTTTAGTTAAAGCTAGAAAAATTTTATATGAAGGAAGATTAGAAGGGTTAAAAAATATGCCAGATAAAAAAAGTGAATATAATACGGCTTTAAAAGGTTATAATAACTCACAGAAATATAGATAATTATTTCAAAATGAATGAAGAATACTTAAAAGGTTTACATAGTTATTTAGAAATAGAAGATGACTACGATACTTGGGTTAGCTCTATATCTAATAATGACGAGTATTTAAAAGGTTTACATAAATACTTAGAGATAGAAGATGACTATAACGTTTGGAACTCTAGTGTTTTTGGTGGTGAACTTGTATCAACTGAAATAGAAGAAGTTGAAATACCAGTTGAAGAAACTCAAGAACCTGTAAAAGAAGTTGAAATTGAAAAAGAAGACATTAAAGAACCATTAAAAGAAAATATTGGTACTTTAGAATCTATTATATCTAGTCCTTTTTTATATCCAACAGCTTTTGGAGCTTTTTATAATATATATGATTTTTATAAAAAATTTGATGAAGTAGGCGAGTTAGATTTAAATAACACAAAAGACAATATAAAATTAAATAAAAAAATTGAAGCATTAAAAATAAATGATGAAAATTTAGAAATAGATAGAAAAGAAAAAAGGAAAAAAGAAATAGCTAATAATTTTTCTGAAAATAAATTTGATATAGAATTTTTAGATAAAAATACTAAAACAGGTTTATCTAAAGAAATAGAACCTGTATACTTAAAATGGCAACAAACAGGTGAAGTTGATATGGATTTAGTTCCAAAGTCATTAGCAGATCCAGGTTTTAATTACGAGCAAACTCCAAGTGTTGGTAAAAGAGTTTTAAATATTTTAGGTGAAGGCTATACCAGAATGGCTAAAGGTATGATTGATGCTCAAGACATGTGGAAACTTAAAGCTATGGATCTAGCTGTAGATATAATGTATGACATTGATGAAGAAACCAGTAATAAAGTTAGTCAAGTTTTAAGAGGTACACAAAATGCTTCAAATGTAGGTTTAAATAAAGCATTAGATGATTTATCTAATCAATTAAAAGAGTATGATACTGAAGCAATAGTTGATGATATGGCTAAAGGCAACTGGTCGCAGGCTGGAGAAAGAATAGCTTTTGGTATGCTAGGAGCTGTTCCATCATTAACCGCAACAATGTTAGGTCCTGGAGGCCTTATAGCTATAGGCATGAGTTCTGCTGGTAATAAATTTGATCAAGAATTTTCAGAAGACCCTGAGCAAGGTTTAGATGCTATAATATTAAATTCTACTTTAACAGGTGCAGCTGAGGCTATTTTTGAAAGATTTACTCAAGGACTATTAAAAAAAGCTGGTTTAATGAGAGGAAGTGGCAATGTAGAAGCAGCTGAAAAACTTATAGGTGGTTTTAGTAATAGATTTTTAAAACCTTTTGTTTTAGAACCACTTGGTGAAGGTGGTAGTGAAGCATTAACTGTTTTAAGTCAAGATTTAATAGATGCTATACCAAAAGAATACGGCGGGTTGGGTAAAGATTTTGATTTCAACAAAACTTGGAAAAAAATGCAAGATGCTGGTTTAATAGGTTTTGGAGTTGGACAATCTATTAATACAGCAGGAGCTTTAAAAAGTAGTAGTAAAAGCAAAAGGAGTTATGCAGAAACAGTTTTAATGCCTGAATCTGATAAAAAAATAATTAAAGACGCCTCATTAAATATAAACAAATTAAATAAGCAGTTTAAACAGGTTTACTCTCCTTCTCAAGAACAAATATTAAATGATAAAATTGAAGAACAGCAAGAAATAATAGCTAAAACAAAGAAAAAAGTAAGTGAAGAATTAAATTTAATGAACAAAGAAGAGTTGTTAAAATATGCTAAAAATAAATCTGAAATAGAAAAAGTAGAATTAAATTTAAAATCTTCTTCAAAAGAAATTAAAGATGCTACAATAGAAGAATTAGAAATATTAACAACTGAAAATGAAGCTTTAATAAGAGAAGCTGTTGATAGAAGATTAGATGAAAATATAAAAACTGTAGGTGTAGAAGACTTAGGTAGGACTGTAAACGATTACAACTCAAAAGAAGATTATCAAAAAGCATACAATAATACTGAACAAGGAAAGAAAAACTCTATGAACGTTACTAGTTCTGATGGTTTTATAAGTGAAGACGGAGATATATATATTAATAGAGAAGTTGCACAAAAAGTTAGAAATGTAAACGTAGCTGCTCATGAATTATTGCATGGTATACTAAACAATAACATAAAAGAACCTGGTCAACTAAAAAAGCTTGTAAATGAATTTAAAGCTATACTACCAAGAGATGTAGCTGATCGTATACAAAAAAGAATAGACGACAATTATAGATTTACTACAGACGAACAAGGTAATAGAGTTGAAAGACCTGAGTCTGAGTATATGGAGGAATACTTTACAGCATTTGCAGATCTAATAGGTAATAGACAAATAAAATTCAATGAAAATATATTTACTAAAATAGGTGAGAAAATAACACCTATATTTAAAGGTAAAGGATATGGTCACATAAAGTTTGAAACAGGTAAAGATGTATATAACTTTATTAAAGATTATCAAAAGCAAATAGCTAAAGGTGAATTAAAACCTGAAACTATAGAAGCTGCTAAAAAAATAGCTCAGCAAGATATTAAAATGTCTAAAACAGCTTCTGATAAAGTTCAAGAAATATACAATGACCAAGGCATATCTGGTGCTTTAGATATAATACAAGAGTTTAAACCTATAGTAAATAAAATAGTAGAACGTAGAAGAGAAGCTCCAGGTTTTGATAGACAACTACTTACTGATGAAATAGAAACAGGTGAGCGTGGTATACTAGATCTAATACAAGCATATGATCCTAAATCAGGTGTTCCACTTGCTGCTTACGTAAATAAGTTTTTACCATCAAGAGCTATTGAAGCATCACAAAGAGTGTTGGGTGAAGTATTTGAAGGTGATATAACAGAAAGAGTTGATATAGCAGAACCTACTACAGCTGTGGAAGAAGTTGAAATAACTAAAAAGCCAAAAGCACCTGTTAATTTAAGAAGAGCATTAGATATAGAAAAAGGTAGTGATTTATATAATAAAGTAAAAGATGTTGTTGCTAAAACATTTGGAACTAGAATACCATCTCCTACTGATCCTAAATTTAAAAAGACATTACAAGATACTTACGCTACTGAATTAACTAATGATGTTAAAGAGTTAATGGGTAAGCCTAGCAGCGATAAATATAAAACGTTTTTACAAAAGTATGGTGAGCAAATATATGATTTAATACCACAAGATATTTTAAATAAATCATATCAAGACTTTATAATTGAAAGAAAAAGAAACTTATCACCTACAGAAGTTGACGATGCTATAAGTAAAGGTTTATTACCATCTGATACGCCTAGAAATTCTGGACCTAGTTTATTTACTAAAAAGCCCTATAATCAAGAAGAATTTGTAGAGTTTCATTTAGCACCTAAGAAAGGTAGACCAGCATCGAAACAAACTCAATTAGCACAAACAATAGCTAAAGAGTTAGGTAAAGATGCTACATTAGAAGTATTAGAAGATCCTAAAGTATTTGAAAGATTTACTGAAGTACAAGAAATAGAAGGTAAAAAAGTAACTAAAGAAACAAAACCTAAAGTTGCTGAAAAAATACAAAGAGAACCTGGTATTAAATTTAGTAATTCAGTTGAAAAAATAATACAAGTTAGTCCCGATTTTGAAGGCGATGTAAAAAATGTAGATAATTTATTAAAAAACACAATAGGCGACGGTATATATAGACATGAAACTAAAGAATCTATAGATAATTTTTTTACTGATGTTGAAAATGTGTGGGCTCCAAACTTACCTAAAAATTTAATAACAGCTACAGTTTTAAGACCAAGCAATAGAATATTAAAAAATAAAGGTAAAACAGAAATAATTGTAGACGGTAAAAAAACAACTACAGATGATTATTTTAAAATAAAAAGACAAGAGTTTTTAAATAAAGATTTAAAATATGGAAAAGAGTTTACCGGTAATGGAAGTAAATATAAATATGGTGTAACTTACGGTAAATACTTTGGTACAAACCCAAAAGAAATAAGTAACTCTAACAAATCTGGTAAAATAAAACAAATTAATAACATGCATTCAAGTATGCATGAGCAATTATGGAAAAGAGTTAATAAATCTATAAGATCAAATCCTAAAAACGCTAAAGTTTGGGGTAATTATTTTAGTCTAGTAGGTATAGATGTTACACACCCACATAGGATGGGTGCAGAAATGATTGGTTGGTCTACTAATCCAAAAGGTTATGATGGTAAATTATACGAGTGGGAGCATGCTATGCCTGCTACTAGAGCTTATTTATATTTACTACAAGCTTCTTTAATGCCGGGTTTAAGTTTTAACACTTCGTATGATTTAGTTATGAATAACTTTAAGTTAATTGCTTTAGATAATTATGATGATAAAGTAAAACTTAAAGGTTCTGGTAGGACTACAAGTATGGGTGAAGGTTGGAGTTTACTTGATGATTCTTGGTTAAAAAGATATTTTGATGATCCCGTATCAAATATACAAGGTGGTATAGACCCTTCATCGATAATGGGTTTAAATAATAAAACTTTTACAAAAGAATTTAATATCGACGCTAGTGGTAATACTATTAATAATAATTTAATAAACTCTATAGAAAAAGCTAGAAATAATAATATAAAAAACCTTTCTAATAGTGTAGCTAAATTTAGTAAAACAATGTCGAATGAAGATGTTATTGGTTATGCTAAAACACTTGATGATGCTTTAGCTAATGGTAGAAAACTAAATGTCCCAGTTAAAAAAATTAGGGTATTTGATTTTGATGACACATTAGCTAGAACAAAAAGTATAGTTTTTTATACTAAGCCAGATGGAACTGAAGGACAACTTACTGCTGAACAGTTTGCAGAAAAAGGTGCTGACTTAGTAGCTGAAGGAGCTGTAATGGATTTTAGTGATTTTAATATTGTAAGAGAAGGAACACGTGGTCCACTATTTGATGTAGCTAAAAAAATTAGAGATGCTAGAGGTAATGAAGATTTATTTGTACTTACTGCTCGTGCACCTGAATCAGCTGATGCTATATATGAGTTTTTAAAATCTGAAGGTTTAGAATTTAAAAGAAAAAATATAGTTGGTTTAGGTAATTCTACTGGAGCTGCTAAAGCTAATTGGATAGTAGATAAAGCAGCTGATGGTTATAATGATTTTTATTTTGCAGATGATGCTTATGCTAACGTACAAGCTGTTCAAGATGCATTAGATCAAATAGATGTTAAGTCTAAAGTACAGCAGGCTAAAGTTAAGTTTAGTAAATCTATAAATGAAGATTTTAATAAAATTATAGAGCAAAAAACTGGTATTGCATCGGAAAAAAGATATTCAAAAGCAAAAGCTAAAGTACGTGGAGCAAATAAAGGTAATAAAAAATTCTTTATACCTTATTCAGCTGAAGATTTTATGGGATTAGTATACCCACTATTAAGTAAAGGTAAACTAGGTGATAGTCAAATGGCTTGGTTTAAAGAGCATTTATTTGATCCATATGGTAGAGCTATAGAAAACTTATCATCTGATCGTATACAAATGATGCAAGATTTTAAAGAACTTAAAAAGTCATTAGAAGTACCAAAAGATCTTAGAAAAACAAATGATAGTGGTTTTACTAACGAGCAAGCAGTTAGAGTTTATCTATTTAATAAAATGGGTTATGAAGTACCTGGTTTATCTAAAACTGATTTATCTGAACTTGTAGACATTGTAAACTCTGATGGTAAACTAAAAGCATTTGCTGATCAAATATTATCTGTAACTAAAGGTGATGGTTATGTAAAACCATCTCAAGAGTGGTTAGCTGGTACTATAACAACTGATCTTATAGATTTACTAAATACTACTAAACGTAGAAAATATTTAGAACAATCAGGTTATTTAGATAATGCTAATGAAATATTTAGTACTGAAAATTTAAACAAGCTTGAAGCAGCTTATGGAGCTAAATATAGAGAAGCTGTAGAAAATGTTTTAGCTAGGATGAAGTCTGGTAAAAACAGGATGTTTAGCGGTAATAGACTTAGTAATAGAGTATTAGATTATATAAACGGTTCTATTGGTACTATTATGTTCTTTAACACTAGATCAGCAGTACTGCAAACTATATCAGCTATAAACTTTTTAAATTGGAGTTTTAATAATCCGTACAAAGCTGGTAAAGCATTTGCTAATCAAAAACAATATTGGAAAGATTTTAAAATGTTAATGAACTCAGATTATTTAACTGATAGACGTAACGGTTTAAAGCTTAACATAAATGAAAATGAAATAGCTAATGCTGCTGCAACTGCTAAAAACAAAGCAAGAGGTGTAATGAATTATATACTTCAAAAAGGTTATTTACCTACACAGTTTGCTGATAGTTTTGCTATAGCTTCAGGTGGCGCTACATTTTATAGAAATAGAGTTAACGATTTAGTTAGTCAAGGTTTGGAATTAAAGCAAGCTGAACAACAAGCTTTATCTGAGTGGAAAGAAACGGCTGAAATATCTCAGCAATCTTCTGATCCTAGTAAAATATCTCAACAACAAGCTAGTGATTTAGGTAGAGTTATATTAGCGTTTGCTAATACTCCAATGCAGTATGCTAGAATACAGAAAAGAGCTTTTCAAGATCTTGTAAATAAAAGAGGTGACGCTAAAACTAATGCTAGTAAAATTATATACTACGGTGTTGTACAAAACTTAATATTTAACGCGTTACAACAAGCTTTATTCGCTATAGGATTTGGTGATGATGAAGATGAAGAAAATGAAAAGAAATATTTAGGAGTAGCTAATGGTATGTTAGATTCTACATTAAGAGGTTTAGGTATTGCAGGTGCTACTGTAGCTGTCATTAAAAACTTTTTAATGGATATATACGAAAGATCTGATAGACCAAGACCTGAATATGTAGATGCGGTATATAAACTATTGCAATTATCACCACCTATAAGTTCTAAAATATCTAAAATAAGACAAGCTGCATATCAATTTGATAGTAAAAAGCGTAGGCAAGAAATATTTGATAAAGGATTTAGTTTAGATAATCCAGCTTACGAAGCAGCAGCTAAGGTTATATCTGCTACGACTAACTTACCTTTAGATAGGGTTTTAAATAAAGTAAATAATATAGAAGCTGCGCTAGGTGAAGATGCTGAAACTTGGCAAATAATAGCTATGTTAGCTGGTTGGCCTGAATGGCAAATAATGGCTAAGAAAAAGAAAAAAGAAGAACTACCAAAATTTCCTGGTAAAAAAATACAATTCAAAAAAGAAATAAAATTTAAATAAAGGAACAAACAAAACTGGGCACCATACCCAAAGTTCCTGTAACCCAAGGGAGATCGTAAGGTCTCCCTTTTTTTATTAGCAATTACTTAACTTTATCTTAAGGAAATATATTACTAATAGAGTAATATATTGTGTATGAAGAAATTACTAATTGCTTTGTTGTTACTAGGTAGTTGCACTAAGCCAGAACCAATAGAAATAATTACTGACGATTTAACAGGTAGAATATATAATGATACTACGTTGACAGCAGACAGAGAGTGGATGCTAAGTGGACGAGTAAGTATAATGCCAGGTTACACGTTAACCATAGAGCCTGGGACAGTAATTAAAGGTAGATCAGGTACTGGTGCAAACGCAAGTTGCTTAATAATAACTAACGGAGCTAAGATAAATGCAGTTGGTACACCACAGCAACCTATTATATTTACAGCTGATGGAGATGTTCCACCATCTGTAAGAGGTTTGTGGGGTGGACTTATTATTTTAGGTGATGCAGTTGGTAGTTTTCCAGGCGAAGTAGATCGCGTACAAATAGAAGGTATACCAGCAAATGATACAGTGGGCTTATACGGAGGTGATAATCCTCATCACGATGCAGGTGTATTAAGTTACGTATCTATAAGACATGGAGGATCTGATATAGGAGAAGGAAATGAAATTAATGCTCTAACATTAGGTTGTGTTGGTGATGGAACAATAGTCAACAATATAGAAATAATGGATAATGCAGACGATGGCATTGAGTTATTTGGAGGAAGTGTAAATGTAGAGAATTTATTAGTTTGGGGATGTGCAGATGATTTTGTAGATGTAGATCAAGGTTATGCAGGTAATATCAACAATATATTACTTATACCTGATTACGTTACTAATAATGTCTTAGAGTTAGACGGAGGAGAAGGATCTTATAATCCTATGTTTAGTATAACAAACTGCAAAATAGAATATCACGAGAATAATCGCATGCATTTTAGAGACGGAGCAAATGGTAATGTTACATACATAGGTGATGTAAACATTGTAGCAGAACCTGGTACTAACGTTATAGTTGATACGTTAGCAGTTGTAAACGAAAGTGTATTTGATTGGACATATTACAAAAATTATTAATATATCTTTGTGGAGGTATAGAATTTAGTTACGTACTTATATTGTACAGGCATTATTTAAAAATGAGAAGAGGTGACTACGATAAGTAATCACCTCTTTTTTTATTTAAGTTATTTCGCAACTGCCTCCTGCACAAGCAAGTTCACCAGCTAAATCAGTTTCATCTTCACCTTCATATATATTTGATAAATCTATTTCAGTTAATGACTTCATCATCATATCATATTTAACTTTGCTTATATCTTCAAACGGTGCTTGGGTATAAGTACCACCATCATATGGTAGGACAGACAGGCCATTATAGTAGTCCCTATTGTCCCACATCCATTTACCTGCATATTTCCACTCATCTTGTTTTAAACTTACTGTAGCAGAAACATTATGTGTGTTAGATCCTTTTCTATGACCTGGTTTAACCCACTCTGTAGCTACCTTTTTTATACGTTTAAGTAAATCAAATGGTGATTCATCTCTAAGTATAGAACCTTCAGGTGCTTTTTGTGGTATACTAATTACAGCAGTATCATGAGGTCTAAAATAATCATCTTCAATTAATTCAGGGTGGAATTTATGTAAGTATTTATACATACTTTCGTTTTTACCAACTCTGATTCTACGGACATAATAATCATTATGCCATGCATGAATACCAGATGAAGTTCCTAATGCCAGAGATGTTGTCCCTGCAGGCTTTACGGTTGTACATCTAGCTGCTGGATTAATTCCAATCAGCTTCGCGACTCTTGCGTTTTCTCTTTTGACTGCACTTGCGGCTTTCTTCATGTCGTATCCTAACACCGTGCCCGAGCCTATCCCAGTCATCGAGACGCCTATTAAAGCGTCTTTCTCTGTTGTTTCTCTCCATATGTCTCTTAAATAATGAAAATCTGTGTATCCAGCTTGTAACGTACCTATAAACGCTGCGTGCTTAACTCTAGTATTAAAGTCTTCTTGTGATTCAATATCACTAGCATTTACTTCACATAAATTACAAAACTGATATGGTCGTAAAGCTATTTCACAGCAAGGGTTTGTACCCCAATCTTTATCATTGTTAAGATAAATACCTGGTTCACCTGCGCCTGATAGCTCTACACGTTTCCAAAGATTCATGAAAAAGTCTTTGGTTATTTTATGTCTCATTAGTACAGCAGAATTATTAGCACGACCACGTTGTGGTGCTTCTTCCCACCAATGTCCTGACTTAGCACCTATCATAGCATCGTCATCTGCTGAGAATAGACTGATCAAGGCTGCTCGTCGTATCCCACCAGCTAAAACTGCGTCTGCTATATGGCAAACAATATCGTGTGTTTCTAATGTTGTAAGCTGATCGCCATCTTCTTTGCTGTCTAATATTCCTGTTATTTTTACAATACATTCTTTTAATGGTTGAGGACCTGGAGCTTTACCACCTGATGTAACTAGTAAAGCACCTTTAGCTCTTATATCTGAATAATCAAATACAACTTTACTAGATCTTCTATCACCCATATAAGATTTCATTAAAACTTTAATTGCATCTGCCCAACCTTCAATACTATCACCAATTAAAAATCTTCTAGTTCTTTTTGTGTATGGTTTATTTATTGGAGGTAATTGGTTTACGTGGTGGTGCTGAACTGAATAACCTACACCAGTCCCACCTAAAAGCAGAAACATAATTTCATGAAATGAATCAGGATGGTCAAGCGGTAGGTATGCGCAATTGTAAACACGGTTTGGAGAGATCTCAATCGGTTTGCCGCCGAACTGCAGGCTCCTCATACTCGGTAATACTCTTTTGCTATACACACTCTTGTATACTTCTTCTATCTGCTCAGCTAGCTCAGGATACTTTTTGATATGCATGTTCTTGTTTCTTGTGACAAGTTCTTCCCATGTTTCTCTTCGATTATTATCTGGTAAGTACTTAGCGTACTTCATATAAACGGTAATATCACTTAGTATCTTGTTTGACAGCTCCATCTTTTTCCTCTTCTTTATTAGTTAAACTTTCTTTTAGCTTCTCTATAGCTTTGTCATAACCTGGCATAAGCTTTAGAGCTTCTAATGTACCTACAGATAATTCTCGTAGGTGATTGTTTTCATTTATCAAATGTTGTAAGATCCTACCAATAGACTCGATCTTATTTTTCATTTCAAGTAAAGTACTTTCTTTCATACTCTATAAGTTCTTTATATTTTAAATATCCTTTGGTTTCAATACTCCACTTAATAAACTTTTCAAGTTGCCTTTCAGCATACTTGCGTCTAGCTAAGTCTTTCTTTTCCCAAGTATTAAGCTCACGATTTCGTCGCATTCTTTTTGATTTTGTGGTTTATATAGTGTAACGTTAGGGAGATTCTTCGATATGTATCTTTTAAAGAGCTTCCAACGGATCGGAAAAGATTCATTAGGTCTTCCTTTGCACTCAATGATAAATCCCCTTCCAACAAAGTCTGGTGTATACGTAATAGCTCTAATTTGTTTTCCGCCTCTTTCTTTAAAATCTCCTTTTGAGTTTGCTTGTCTTTCATATGATTTATTTTTAAAGGAAAAAGAAGGGACAAGCTCGAAAGTTTGTCCCTCATAATTAGCCTTGATCTTAGCTTCTTTTAAAGCTACGTACATATACTTTTCTAACCCTGATTGAAACGTTATACCGTCATATGCTACTTTCTTAGCTCGTACAGGACCACGTTTACGACGAGATATCCGAGACATAATAAGGTAAACCAGTTACATTTTCGCCATAGACTCTGTCTTTAGCTTCAGCAAGCTCTTCACGTGCTGCTTGAATATAAAGTATTGCATCCATTAATTCTTCTTGTACATCATTTAAATATGCACTAAGATCTTTAACACCTGTCTTACGCTCAGTGTCTAATGTTTGTTTATACTTCTTAAAACCTACGTCTGATCGTTCTACAAACTTATCGCATACTCGTTCTACTACAGGATCTCTAAATGTTATTTCTTTCTTAGTCATTTTTAACGAATGTTCCATTAACCATTTGACCTTTACGACTTTTAATCTCTGCATAAGCAGCGTCTATACAAGCTTCAATAGTTGTACCACCTAAATGAGCTAAGTTAGTTAATACAACAACCATATCGCCTATAGCATCAACAAACTCTTCATTATCATTTTTAAGTACAGCTCTACCAAGCTCACCAGCTTCTTCCATTAACTTACAAAACTGGGTTTTGGTATCGCCTTTATCATACAAGCCTCTTTGATCAGCCCATGTTCTTATAAGATCAAATCTATTTTCAGTATGTAGCTCTGTTTTACTGTGTACAGTTTTACCATTTGTAGGTATCTTAACTCTTTCAGCTAACTGCTGTACGTAATCGTTGTATTCATCTTTTACTTTAGCAGATATTTTTTCTACATCTTCTAAGAACTCTTTTTTAAATGCTTTATTATATATGTATGTTCTGTCTTTATTGTACATAGATGTTGTTGCATTGTCTACAATCCATTTAACTGTATCTTTAGTTAATTCAAACGTTCCATGTACTGTTTCCCATTTTCTACCAATCTCATCCATTAGTCTACCTTTTAGCTTGTTTAATGGTATAGGAAATGTACTAGTCTGCTCTGTTGCGTTTATTTTCATTTTAAATAATTGTTTATAAGGTTTGTGGTCTACGCGATAGCCATAAGACTTTTGAAGTTCTAACTCGCGGCTCGATATATAATCGATGTCTGTGCTTTGATCTAGAACTTCGTATTCGTCTGGGCTATAGCCCTGTTGTTGTGTAACTCTACTATTAAGATTACGTGTTACGCCGATCTTTTTACCTGGTATGTGGTATAAATAATATGTTAAATCATCCATAGTGATCGGATTTTCTTTGAGCAAGGTTGTTAGGCTTTAAAAACTTACCAAGATCTCTTTCATACAAATGTAAGTTATGTGCAAAATGGAAATATGATCCGATTTTATATCCTGTCTCTGATGCAACCATTTCTTGTAGTTGACTGAAACAGTATTGATCATTACAGAAACCGTACCAGAGATCATTAGATCGCATTGTAACGCACATATTAAGATAATCATTTACAACTGTAAACTGTATTGCATACGTACATGGTGTATCTCTATTGTATAATGGATGTTCTTTACCATCGTAAATAGATATTGTAGCTTGTCTAGTATCTTTATCAGATTTTAATCTGTCTATAACATAGTCAAGTTGATACATTCTATTCCATTGCCAACCGTAGTTAGAGTTAACATTACCATGATCATCTGCCATGTGTTTCCATATTTCAGGTACTTTGCCATATAGTTCGCCTAGCTTTTTAATATTACGATCGCCTGATAAATACCATTCCCACTCTGCAAATGCATAGTCTTCACGCCAATTACGCCAGTCTCTATTTATAGTACGTTCAAGTGGGTTTAACATTTCAAAGCCAATATTAAATAAAGCTTTTGTACCTGCAAAGTTAGTACCATATTTTTCTATACATTGATACCAATACTCAAATGCTTCATTAGCATTTTTAAATTTATTTGAAAACGTTTTTGTCATAATAAAATTTATATAATTCTAAGACCTTATCCCATAGTTCACTTGGGCCATATGTCTTAGGACTACGTTGTTTTCTACCGTTTGCCTGAACTTCTATCCAACAGTTTTTGTTTTCAAAACCTGGTGAACAAGGCACGGCGTATATTTTAATACCATGGTTAACACACCATACGTAAGCTTCTCTATTTGATTTACTCCAGTACGGTGTTTTCCAATCAACTTTCTTTTTTATTCCCATGGCATTTTCTCCTCTAATCCCGGCATGAGATGAGGAACAAAGCAACCTGATTTAGGTTCCCAAGTAAAGAAAGCTTCAGCTCCATTCTCACCTAAGTTTTGAAACTTAACTTTAAGAACTTTAACTTTAGTTGTTTTAGCTTCATAGTCTCTATGTACTAATAAGCCATGATAACTAGCATCATACCATTCACCGCCACCTTTAATGTTATACATAGTTGGCTCTTCAATTTGGCCTTCACTGTTTTTATACATTTTAGTAGGGTGAGCTACTATAAATACTAATACATCATATTTCTTTGCAAACGTTTCGATTTTAGTTAGATACTCCATTGTGTATCTATTAACATCTTCTGTTGTGCAGTCAACGTCTCTAACTTTATTAAATGGATCAATAACTAAGCATTTAATACCTTTACGCTTTACAAGCTCTGCACCTTTACGTAGTACAGATTCAAGCGTATATCTTTCCATATCTATAAAGAAAAAGTTATCGTTAACATGTGTTGCTACCTCACTCCATTTATGTCCGCCTATATGACTCTTATTAGGCATATCGCCCCATACTTTACGCATTAACTTATGTGCATGTAGATATGTAGGAGCATTTTCAGGTGATGCAAAAGCAGTTTTCCAACCATACTCTTTATTATAACCTACAACCATTTGATCTACAAAGTCTGACTTACCTGAACTAGGTATACCAGTTACTGTTATAAATTGTCCGGTGTATGTAGAGAATATATTATCAAAGTTGTTTAAACCTATTTGATAACCACGTTTAAAACCATTACGAACAAAGTCTGTAACTTCATCTTCAATATCTCTAAACGTTGTTACGTTTTCTAAAGGTACTGGTTTTGCATTTGTTATACGTGACAATAGCTCTTTAGCTGAGTACTTCAATAAGTATTCATTAGCATCTTTGCAATCATCAAATGTAGCTAAGAAACAAGTCTCTGCGCCTAACCTACGTATAAGCTCTGCTTGTAATGCTTGACCTGGTGGATCATTATCAACTGCAATAATTATTTTTTCTTTGTCTTCAAAGTAATCTATACAATTGTCTAAGTAATCTAAATTATTACTATTTAATGTAGCACCATTAGGTACTGATATAGCATTTGATATACCAGCTTCACGTAAAGCTAATACATCCATTTCACCTTCAACAATAATGCAGGTATCATGACCTACAATACTATCTATATTATAAAATACTTTTTCAGCTCCTTTGTATAACTTAAAGTTTTTACGAGCATCACGATATTTAATATTAGTTAACTCACCGCCAACATAGTAATTAAACTGAATAGTATTCTCGGACTTGCCGGTTTGTGGCATATATTCTTTGCCAGTAGATACTTTTAATTCATCTAATGTATCTTTAGATATACCACGTGTGTTAAACCATTCTAACGTTTTATTAACTACAGACTTAACCTTTTGTATTTCAGGTTTTATATAATCACGTTCAGCTTTACCTTTACGTTTATATGTGTGTAGTTGAAAAGTGCTATCACAGTTATGACAAGTACCAAGACCACGTTCCCAATCATAGCTAGCACACTTTGCTTTTCTATTTTCAGGTTTTCTAGAAGAAGAACACAGGGGACAAGTCCCCTGCGATTTACCTACGTCTAAGTCGTGCTGATTAAAGTTTTCAATTTGAAAACCATTTATTTCTATTTCTTCGACTTGCATTTATTTAATTAAATTAAAATGGTAGATCTTCTTCTACTTTTGGTTGAGGCTTTGCCTGTGGTGCTCCGCCTTCGTATGGTACTCTATCGGGAAATGTACCGTTTGTCCATACAACTTTTACATTGCCTAAGTAAGTCTTTGGAGATTTAGCTTCTCTTTCTTCTTTACTTTGTTCTATACAAACAGGTCCTTGATTACCGAACTGATCTGGTTCATCATTAACTGTTATTGTAATGGGCAAGTACTTACCTTTTTTACCTTCTATTATCTTGCTCTTATCAATTGCATTTAAATTGATACTAGCCTTTATTATTCCTGCCATTATTTATAATGTTTGGTTTATAAAATATTGCTGAGGATCAAACTCCTCCGTGTTGTAAAATAAGTCGTAAGCTTCAGCAGCTTTTTCGACTTTGTTTTTTCCAGATAAATAAAAATCTGATGAGCAGTCAAACAAACCTATACGTCCGTCATTTTTATCTATAGCTACAAATACAAATTCATAACCAAATAACTCTTTGTATATGTAAGCTTGACTATCATAATTATATTTCTTAGAGTTCCATCTAAAGCCATCTAAATCATTAGTTGTCTTTAAATCTATTATAAGCTTTTCATTATGATTAACTATATCAGCTTTACCTTTCCATTTTAATCCACATAACTCTGTTACGTTTGGCTCTTCATGATCTATATTATCTCCATGTATAAGATCTCTACAAACATTATTGCTCATAACTTTCTCAACTAAAGATTCAATTTTATCAACTTCATGTTCTAATAAACATAATTCACCATTAGATATTTCTTTATAAGCTTTTGTATTTCTAGTACTAGCTTGTACTATTTTAAAGTTCTTTAACTTATCTGGTTCAAGTATAGCAGTGTGAAAGTAGCCGCCTACTAAGAAGGGTACTGTTGTCTTACTTGGTTCTCTAAGTCCCAGCGGATTTTTGAGTAATGTTTTGATATTACTGTTGCTGAGAAATTGAGAGCCAAATTCGCCATAGTAATGTTCATCGTCTCTTAATTTATCTATGATTTGACCTGTTGTCATAACGATTGTAGCTCAGTCTCTTGCGCTTGTGTTAAACTATATTTTGATTTTATAGCATCAACTTTACCGCCTGACTTAACATATTTTTTAGCTTTATCCCACTGTGAGTTTGTTATTGTAGTCTTAGCTTTACCGTGAGTATTAGTAGCGTCTGAGTCTTGAGTATCATCAATCAAGAACAGATTACCTAGTGCATATTTCTTACCATAAGAACTTGCTGCACCATATCGTTGTGGCATTTGCATACCTTTCTGATCTGTATCTACACCTACTACAGCTTGAGATTCTATTGTATCTTTACCATCAGATAATTTTGCAGTGACCTGCATAACTGGTGGATCAAAAGATACTAGTTCTTCATGTACTGTAACTGTTACATCTAACTCCTTTAAAAAGGGTTTTGTAGCTTCTAGGATATCTTCGGCAGATCGGAAATAATACTTGCCAAATGAGTTATATCTACTTTTCTTCGATTTAAACTCTGTTTGAATTTTGGTTAATTTTTTGGTTAACGTCATATAATTATTATTACAGGTTTTAGGTTTAGTTTACAGATAATCAAGCACTTGCGAGTGATCTACATTAGCAATTAATTTTTCAACAGCTTGCTTTTTAAGCTCTGATATTCTTACATATGCAGACACACCTTGTATGCCTAATCTATCTGCAATTTCTTTAGCTGGTAATTTTTCTCCAGTTAGTCCATAACTTTTATTTAAAACAAATATTTCATTTATATCTAAATGTTTATTAAGTAAACTCATTATATAAGCATTTAATAATGTTTCATTATATGGATCAGCTTTATCTGGTATTTGGTATATCATATCTTCATCTTCTAACTTTGCATCATAAGATAAAAATATAGAGTTAAAAAACATACGTACCATCTTTTCATCTTTAGTACTACGCATTTCATTTAACTTGTGTTCAGGTATACGCATCGTGCCTCTATTACGATCTATCTCACGTCTTATGCCACCACGAATACGTTTAGCTAGAAAAGACTTTAATGTTTTTTCTATGTCTTCAGATTCTATTAACTTGTCTTTATCTATCTTGTCCACAGCTTTACATAATTGTAAACTACCTTCTTGTATTATATCCATTATAGACATAACACCTGAAGCCTCTTGAGATGTAGCAAACTTACGTCCTATATTTTCTACTAAAGGTAGAAATATAATTTTAAGTTCTTTATTTGTGTACTCAATAAAATTCCTTATTGGTACGTTTGCAATAGCTTCTTTGACATCTTCTTTATACCTAATATAATTTTTTACATTATATTTTTTCATTGTCAATATTTAGTTTGTCTTTTTCTTTTCTTAGTTCTTCGCCCATATGGCGATGTATTGTTCTTGGTGTACATTTTAAAGCTTTAGCTATCTTTGATATTGTTATACTTTCGCCATTATCATTTATATGTAACATAGCGTCGTATATATCTTCTTGTGTTATAGCTTTACTTCTACCTATTATACTACCAACTATACTTAGTTTTTCAGATGTCTCAAGTCCTGTACCATCTTTAAAAACTATCTTACGTAATCTATTACGAGGAGCTCTTTCAAGATCTTCAAGTAATATATCAGCTAGCATAGATCGTAAACGGTTTTTAGGTATTTCAAATGTAATAAAACCGTTAGGTTTATGTGTTATAACATCAGCTAAATCATTAAACTTTTCATAAGTTAATTGTGGATTTAAATACCAAAGAGTAAGTAAATGCCACTTTAATGATTTATAACTTGTTATAAGTGATTTACTATGAAATAAACTATAGTACCCATAAGTACCGTCAGCATAATACCAACCCCAATCAAACTCTGCTGTTGGTTTATCAGTTGGATACTTACGGTATACGATGCGGTTGTCATTAAGATATTTCATAGATCTTTGTGACATTAGCCATTATTAAGATTATCTTTAGGGCTATTGTCATATAATGTTTCATAAAACATTTCTTCACACCAATTGTAGTGTTGTTCTAAATAATGTCTTAAGTTTGTAAACTCTTCTTTACTTGCTCCCATGTAATTTTATTAAATAGTTATTATATTTAAGCAGTAATGCTTTTGTTGTTGTATTTATAATACCTCGATGCATTGCATCATGGAATATTTTATTTCGTAATTCTACCACTCTATCTTCGATCTTTCTACGATGCCGCACACAACGGCCTAGTTTTGTAAATCGTTTCATCTTTGTGAGCTATGTTAAACTTGTCATCTATGTAATAATTCCAATATGCTTGAACACTACATGGATCTTTGTATTCATCAGGCATAGCCTGAGGTGGTTGTGTAAAACCTGTATATGGTAAACCGCCTGGTAAGTACCTTAAATGCTCGTTACATTTTGTATATGATAAATGTACTTTACCATATCGTTTAGTATACTCGTCTGATAAAGCACAAAAATGATCATATAGCCAAGTATAATTCTCAGCTGAACTTCTACACCATATAGTTGATGGGTGATTTACATGTGCACGTTTGTATGGTACATTTGCATCGTCTCCCATTATCTCATGATGTGCTGTACAAAGCATTTGGGCTGATTCTAAGATCATCTTAACAACATGTTTGTTGTATTGGTATCTTGCAGCTTTTTTAGGATCTCTATGTAAATAAAATATATTCATTCGTAGTATTTATCTAATAATAAGTTAGCAACTTCTAAGCTAATCATATTATCTGCATATAATTGCCATATTAATTTTCTCATTCGTAGTTTCTTATACATTTGTAATGCGGGTGTCTGTACGAACCTGCTTGAGTTCTTTGAAAATAAGTAAAGGTAGCACGCTGACCTATATAGTCACTAATGTTATCAGCCATAGCCGCAAGATCTTTGTAGTTGTAACCTTTACCTGGAGGACAGCCAAACTTAACACCTTCATCATCTTGCATGATAAACTTACCAAGTGTACCGTATCTTTTACCTTGACCCATTTCATAACCAACGATTGTAGCTTCAGCATCATCAAAGTCTTTAAACTTCATTAGATCATATGATCTTGTATTTTTGTATACACCTTTCATGTTGCGTAATATAGAACCTTCATAGCCTATACTTAGAAATTCTTTATGCATATCTCTAGCATCATTTTCATCTATAACTGCTTGAGTATCAATAAATTGTATACATTTTTTAGAGTTAATACTTTGTATATTTCGTAAACTATTTATAAACATCATGCGACCTTGATAGCTTATACCTGACATACTTGCAACATCATATATATGATACTGCACAAGATTAGCTGCTTCAGTTCTGTGCTCATCAGTTGGTTTTGTTTTTCTAACTAATGAAATAATTTTTTCAAAGTCGTGTTTTAGTTCATGATTGTATAATTCACCATCTAATATAAGTTTTGGATAAGTAACAAATAAGCTGTATAATGCAGACTCAATATGTTTTACGTTTTTAAATTGTTTACCTGTTCTACTGAACGCACCATCTTTTGTAAAGATGCAACGAACACCATCGAGTTTTGGTTGAATATAAGCCGGGTATTGTATTTTATCTGGATTATATTTGTGGGCCAACATTGGTTTTATTTCCATTATCGTAATCTCTTTTTAATGTCATTTACTTTTTTAAGAAGCACTGCTGCTTTCTCATATTCTTCTTTGTTTTCATATAGCATCATTAATGTCTGTAGTCTTGCTAGTTCACCGATCATTAGTTCTTCTTCAGTTAGTTTAATTTCTGCTGCAAAGCCTGCTTTGAACATATCTTGTACAGATTCTTCAAACTCTCTGTCGTATTCTTCTTGTCGTTCCATTAGTTTGTCGAACAACAATTCTGCTAAAATTTCTAGTTCTTCGTTTGTCATGTTTGTTATATTATCCATTAGTAATCGTATTTAGTTTGTATTGGATATGATTCGTTTTATACCACGAAAAGCCCGTACCTTTTGAGTACGAGCTAGTGTTACCTTCGTTGCCTGCTGATCGGGCCTATTCAGTAACTATCGTGTTTATTAGTCTAGCAAGACATAATATGCTTCTGGATTATTTACTCTAAACCAGTTTAGTGCTTTTTGAAATTCTTCTACTCTCTTGCTAGTCATTGTATTAGGTACAGTATCAAATACCATTTGACAACCTATTATAAAGTCATATAATGATAGTTCTACACCTGTCAATTCGTATGATTCACCTGAAAAAGGATTAGTTACTTCTTCACCCTCTTTGTAAATCATACCTTTAAACCATTTAGGTAGCGTTTGCTCCTTCGACTTTTTCTGTGATTCCATATTCTTCTTTTAAATAATTAATTTCTTCTAATGTAATATCTAGTTCATCATTTTCTATAATATCTTCAGCATTTTCTGAAAACATTTCAATTAGTTTATCTTCCAAATAAGAATCTTCATATACTCCATCACAAATATAGAAAGTTTGATCTCCATATCTTACTTGTTCTTCAAAAGCATTTGCTATATCATGATCATAATAGTATACATTTTCACATACATGTACTTGTCTTGAATCGTTAGTTACAACCCAAAGATCGTAGCCATCTGCACTTGACTCATTATATATCATACAATCTACGTTTTCAAAGTCACTTATATCGTGTGATATTGATAAACCTAAGTGGTTTTTAACTATTTCTATTTTTCTATCCTCTTGCATTGTTAATTTGTTTTATAGTGTATAACAATAGTTTTTTTAGTCTTTCTGTTCTACTCATTATCAATGTTCTTTTATTATGAGTCCACTCACATAGATTACCATATTGATTTACAATTTTATAAGGTGTTTGGTATTGTGGGTTTAGTTGATAACAAGTGTGATACTTATATTCTGGTAATTTAGACATTAAGTATTTTCTAATATAACCTGATTTAAACTCAGCTACAGTATCACCTGTAGGTAATTCAAAACAAGTTGTACCATTTTTCTTTTGTCTATCAGTAGTTATATCTTTAACACCTAGTGCTTCTAGATTATTTAATATCTGTGATTCTGTCATATTGGTTTTTTGTTTGGTTATATATTTCATCGAGTTGTTTTCTTTCTTCAAGTAGCTGATGCAACTCTTTCATCTGCTCTTGTATTTCATTCCATATTCCCATATATTTTGGTTTAATTGGTTTATATTATTATCCGTTAGTAATCGTATTTAGTTTGTAATATGTTTAAGTATAGCACCTAATATATCTCCATGGTGTTCGTGATAGAACTGAAACCACTCATCTTCAAACTCATCCATACCTTGAGGTGTAAAATAAGTTTGTTCTTGAAATGCTTCATGTTTTGCCATTTCATCACATACTGTTTGAAATATTATATCATAGAAATGATTTTTTAAGTCGTTGATTATCAGCTCTTTAGTAGTGTCTACATCAATCTCTGTATAACCTTCTGGTTTAGGTTGTTTATAACCATAGTTTTTTTCTTGTCTAAGTTCGTTTAGTGATCTTTGCTTAGCCATTTTTATTGGTTTTTGTTTGGTTATACGCCTTTTTCAACTGGGCGATCTCAGTTTGACACTTTCTTATTTGTTCTTTATTACCAGTTTCTTGATAGAATTGTGTCCAAGAGTACAAGTTTTGTAATTGTTTGGTAATTTCTAGTTGTTTTACGCTCATGTTATCGTAACATTGTGCCGTATCCTTTACGACGAGTTAATTTGGCAATGCACTCTGCATCTGCTCTGGATAATATTTGTATACTATTACCCGTTTTATGGTTGATAACTGGAGCGCAACCATAACGCTCGACAGTAGAACATGGTACACATGTGTTGTAACCATACTTTATTCTAACTGGGTGTAGCTCTTCGCCACATTTACATATTTGATTATTCATAGAGCGAGAGAGAGGATTCGAACCTCTCATGTCTAGAACAGTCAATATGTGGCAATGGATTCCGTTTTAACGTTTATCTTTTGCACTTTGACATTTTTAAATGTGCTACATATTACCTGACCTCGCTGTCCACGTCAAGCCGTCGCTCGACTAGTCGATTACAAATGTTAAACCTTTATAATTGAACCAACTATTTCTTTCGTATGGTACATCGTTTAGCTTGTAACCTTTAATCATTTTGCCATCAAGTCTTATGATGGATCTGTTGCTTGGGTAAAATTTAATTGTTTTCATATTGTTATTATCCATTGGTAATCGTATTTGGTTTGTAAATTAAATACAATCAGGTGTTTTGTTTACTAATTCTCTTACTGCGCTACCTAAGTCAGCATCATTTGGGTATTTTATTTTTAACTCTCGTATCTGTAACCATCTTACTTGCGCTATAGATTTCCAAGTTATTTCTTCAGTTCTACTCATTGTATAAATAGTTTGATCGGTTTTCTTGTGAATAAAAAGCTTCCATTGCTTGATCAGCTAACTTTATTCTTTTATAAGTATTTTCTAAGTTCTCGTCTTGCATTTCTTCTCTAATCCATGCACGAGCTTCTTCAATAGTATCTTTTACTACTTCTTTATGTGGGTGATAAGTTTCGTCTTCAGGCATTCTTATTTGATGTTGCACTCTGAATATATCTTCATTTGGTCGAAGATAAATTTGAAAAAGTGATGCCATTTTTACTGTTGTTAGTGGTTTTACACTCTGTTCTAGTACTCGCATAATCTTTTATTTGTATTACTCGTTGATAAATTCCTTCTATTGTTGACCACACTTCACGACCCTCACACTCATCGATGAAGAAGGTTTTTTCATCTAGAGTATAGTCTATTATCTGAGTTAGTTTGACTAACTTGTGAGGATATGTGGTAAATACTTTCATAGTATTACTATTACTTTATTAATGTATTAATTACTTTAGTTATTAGTTTATCTGCATCTTCAACATACTTGTCATCAGTTTCAGTATAACCTAATTCTTCAAACATATAGTAGTCTAGCTCATTGTACATAGTATTGATCATTCTGTCACATACTTTGTATATTACTTCTTGTTCAGTCATAGTATTTAGTTTTAAATAGTTTTCATATTTATTAGTTTTTGGTGGAGTCATATGTTCATATTATTTATACATGCTAAAGTATGACTATCAACTACATGTTTTGTTTATTATATTATCCAAAAGTGATCGTATTTAGTTTGTAAATACTGGACACTTATAAATAGTTTTTGGAGTAGAATACTTATCACATAAGTGAGTTGAAGTAGTGCATGACTGTAAGTAACATGCTAAGATTAGTGATAATGTAATGAATACTGAAGTGATTAATTTATCTTTAGTTGACATATTTTTTTAGTTTAAAAGGTGAATATTAGTTTATTAGTTATTTTTATAGTTGAGGTATTATTCTCCACCTCTCAATATCTTACATAGATATTTAAGTTAAGTGTAGTGTGACAATAGCCTGTTAGATTAACCTTATC